GTACTCACTCATAATAGATGTTAATTCTGCTTCAGCATCTAGTGCTTGATATGCATTTAAATCTTGAGCGAATTCAGGAGTCCATTGTGCTTTTAACTTTCTAGTTTTAGCAACAATTGCTTCTGATTTCATTTTTACATCGATAGATGGAATTGCTAATGTTGTATTAGATTGTTCGTTTGGATAACCTGCATCTGCAGCATCTTCAAAATCACCTCTTGAATCAGCTTTTGGTTGCTTGTTATACAATACTTCAACTTTATTAGCAGTAAAAGCACCTGTGTTAGCTTTTGCTACAAATGTAATGTGAGTACCATTTACTGTTGGTAAACCAGCAGCATTTGATAATTCAGTATACTGTGGTACTAAATCAGCTTCTGTAAAGTGATCTCCTAATGCTAGGAAAGCTCTAATACCTCTAAGATCCATATCTGCAGTATGAGCTATAGTAACAAAAGAATACTCATTTCCAGCAGCAATAGAAGCAGATAATTCTGCATCATAATCTACTTGAGCCCAAGTAGCTGAACCAGAATCTACAACATCTAATGAAGCTGAAAATTGGTTAATAGAATAACCGAATCTTCCAGCACCATATAAACCATCAGATGGGTCTGCACCAGCACCTGGGTTAGTATTACCGTACATAGAAGCTGGACTTGAATAAGCAAGTGCATTAGCGGATGGACCGAAATCTTTTTGCTTGTCTTGTCCGTATTGGAAATCTAGGAAAAATACTAGACCTGAAGGTAAGTTCATTGGCTGAACGCTAACAAATTCTTTTGCTGCGATTTGACCAAATACTTTTCTTACTAATGGTAAAGCTACACCAGCCCATTGAGCACCAGCACCTCCAGGTAAACTCATACCTGTTTGAGATGTTTGTGATTGCTCAACAACTAGTTGCTTAGCTTGGTTTTCAAGAATCATACTCATGTTGTTCTTGTGAACTTCGCTACCCATTCCTTCTAAAAGTCCTGTCTTTTCCCACTTGTCTGCTAATCTAGCAGCGTCGCTCTGAACACTTTTCCAGTTGTTCGCTGAGCTTTCTAAAAGTGAATTTAATTGTGACATTTTTAGTTGTTTTTTTATTTATTATTATTATTTTATACCAGCCAATTTCTTGAATCTTTCCACCATTGGGTCAGTTTCAATAATTGGTTTTTTAGCGTTAACTGATCTTGATACTCTTGATGCTGCACCTAAAGATTCCTTAATCATTGGTGTTTTCTTTGTCTTTAAACCTTCGTTTAAAGTTTCGAATACCAATTTGGTTTCTTTTACAGTACCTGCTTTATCAAAAGCACCTAATACTTTAACTTTTTGACTTTCTGTCAAAGTTTTTGCTTTGAAAATCTTGTTAGTATATAACAATTTTGCATTAAGCAAATTAACTTCGTTTAAATCAGACTTTAAAGTTTTAATAGTTGAATATGCTTCTGCAAGCTCTTCTTCCATATATTCTCTTTCTTCTTCATTAATTTCAGAAACAATAGATGTAAGTTTATCTTTGAATTTTTCTCCACCAGCTTTAAGTTTGTCCATAAAGTATTTTGCTAATTCAGCATTACTCATAGTATCAAACTTATTACCACCTCTAGCTACATTGCTAGTAGGCATACCAGTTACTTCGTCTAGTTCTTCAGTGAATACAGACATAATTTTGTCTTTTACACCTTTAGCTCCAGATTTAAGTTTATCAGCAAAATATTTTGCTAATTCTTCGTTACTCATAGCATCGAATTTGTTACCACCTCTAGCTACATTGCTAGTAGGCATACCCGTTACTTCGTCTACTTTATCCATTTTTTCTTTTTCTTCTGAAATTTCAACGTCTACTTCTGTATCGTCTACTATTTCTTCTTCTTCGCCTTCTTCTTCGAAATTCTCGCCTGCTTCTAACTCGCCTGAAGCAACCATATCTGCAATTACGTCTTCAATGAAGTCTTTAAGGTCGTCATCTGACATATCATCCAAGGAGAGTTCTTCTTCGTCCTTGTCTTCGTCAGCATCTTCTTCTCCGTCAATGTAGCCTTCTTCCTCTTTACGAGTGGCTTCATCTTCTTTGATTTTATCCTTATCTTCTTCATCTAATTCGATTTCTGCTAAAATTTCATCAAGATTAATTTCTTCATCTAAGTTTTCTTCCATAGATCTGTCTTTAACTTTCATTCCTTCTTTTTTCATCTCTTTCTCTTCTTCTAAATCCATTTCTTCTAACTTTGTAGCTAGCATTTCTTTTAGTTGAGGAGTAAAAGCTTCTTCAAGTGCGGCTTTAGCATTTGCGATAGCGGTTTCTTTTACGGTTTTGGCGTCAGCGATAGCTTCTTTGAGAATGTCTCTTTTTGCCATTATCCTAAAATTTAATTGTTTGGGAAATACGTTTATTTGGAAACGTAATAGATTTTATATTATGTCAATGCTATATGGGATAGCATATTTTACTTCGTTACTCATAGCATCGAATTT